TAATAAGACTGTGGTGCTGTTTCGATGCGATGCTTGTCAAGGGGTGTTCAAACGGGATAAGGGGAAGATGGATCCCAATCGCCTAAACAACAATTACTATCATGTGTGTGGTAATTGTGACGCTAAAAAGTTTGCCCAAGAAAAGGGCGTTGAAAGCCGTAGAGTTTGGGATATGCCAGTGAGTAGTCTTAAGACACTCGACCAATTCTAGAACCAATGAGGTTCCAATTGATAATACGCCATTGATTGCGTAAGTAGCCTTTTTTATCGGCAAGGTAATCGAATTGAAATGCGTGTTCCCACCAGTCCACCAGCAATATGATATCCATACGAATCTCATGATTTTTGATAGTTTTGATTGAACCATCACGGGCTAAGTAAACCCAACCTGAACCTTGTATTTTCATTGCTTCTTTTTCAAAAGCATCTTTAAAACGATCAAATGTTTGAAAGTGTTTGTTGATAAAGTTTTCAGCAATGTGTTCAGGATTGTTAGAACTCATGGGTTTCTGATACTGTCTGAACAATATATCGTGCAAAAACGCACCTGCTTCATTAAAGTCGGCATCGCCCTCGCCATTGTTAAATCTTGTAACATAGGCTTTATATAACTTACCATAATGGTAATCTATAGTATCTTCGCTAATGCTGGGTTCCAAATCGTCCCTTGCATAGGGCAACGGAAATTGTTCTAAAGTTTTAGGCGTCTTACCCTCGTTTAGCGTGATATGCTTAATAAAGTTGTACATAATGATATTTATTCATAAATACTCTACAGGAGAAATACTATGAAAGAACTACTAAAAAAATGGTTTGCGTTAAAACCTAAAACTGTAGAAGCCCAAGCGCCTTACAAGGTAGAAACACCAGTAACACCAGTTGCTGACGATGTTACTCGTGCAATGTTGGAATCTATTCCAGCACCAGTGCCAGCTAAAGGACCTAAGGTTAAAAAAGCGCCAGCGGCTAAGAAAGCACCAGCTGTTAAAAAGCCACGTGCTCCTAAGAAGCCTAAAGCAGAGTAAGTATTTTAGCTTGCTCGTAAAGAGCAAAGCTGGCAAGATTCTTGCCTTTACTCTCCGCCATGATATCGTGTGAGTTTAGAAAGCTCAGTGCCCATTCATTCGTAGCTGTATTCCAGTAAAAGTCTGAATGTGCTCTGAGCTTTTGCTTTTTGTAACCCTCGGCCAATAACAGTTCGTAATCGGGCGGAACATCCGTGGAATGATTGATTAGATAATCTTCTCGAGATATGCTATAGTGCATAGTAGGGCGAAGACCCCGCCAAGAGTCCACAACTCGCTTGACGCGGTCGTCTCCAGGTTGTATGTGCTCTCCCTCACGTATCCAATGATGATGTATATCAAGGACGATAGGAATAGTATCTGTAAGAGTGAGACAGTCATTTAACCCCCATGAGTTTTCTTCGTTTTCGATTGTAATACAATTACGTGCCTCCGGACTTAATCTGTTGTAGGCATTTCTAATGCCTTGGGGACCTTGTTTGCCCGAGATGTGGACATTGATCTTGAAGTCTTGGAACTTTTGTCCGTAGCCCATGTATCTGGCCATGTCTGTGTGATACTCGAATTCTGCGATCGAACGTTCGACAATGCCTGGGTTATCACTTGCCAGAACTGTAAACTGCCCAGGATGCATGCTAAGCCGAATATTGCTGTTGCGAGCAATATCGCCCACTCTCTTAAAGTGGGTTTCGCAGTATGATACAACGTCAGGTTGACGCCAATAATCAGCAAAGTCAGCGTGAGTATAAGCAGGGAGAATGTCACTGCTAATCCGAACCATCCTAAGAGGAGCATCAAGTTGGCTGACACGTTCAACCAATTTCCTTGTTGCTTCGATATTGCCTACCATTAGGTCCCATAGTTTCTGCTCCGCTACATCTCTCGATTGTCTGTTTAACCAAGAGATAGTAGTTGTGCCTGTGTTGTATTGTTTAGCATCGTCTTTTAGACCAATACCGTTAACCTGATGAGGATGGTCAATCCATTTACATGCGAAGCCTATTCGTTTCATTACCAATGCCTTATGACGCCTGCGATTATAAAAAAATTTGTGATAATGTATATTAACACAATTACAGTACGAATGCAAGCAATTCGGTCTGATTCTTCATCCGTTTTGCCCGTTTTCTCTCCTAATGCTTTGGCCCAAAGGCGCCAAAAATAATTAGCCTTCGTACGTAGCCGAATTAGCACCGTGTTCAAATACTTCAACTGATTTAACTCTTACTGTTGGGTTAATCGGATAACGTTGATTGCCGTTTACTAACAAGTCTGCCATTTTTTCATAGCACATTTTGGCAAACATTTCACAGCCAACTCCGGGTACAATGCGTAGATCGCAAAGTGATCCTCTTTGGTACGGCTCAAAATTGTCTCTATTAACTTGCATTTCATTTGGACCTGCTTCAGGCAAAGTCCAATTAGTATCGATTAAAGCCATCTGTTTGAAAAATTCCAACTGTGGATCGTCTTCGGCAATAACCAAAGTGTGATCAAACATATAGTCTGCCCAGGCTTTAAATGCTTTGAGACCGCCAAAGTCCATACACCAGTTTTTGTCATCCAGTGTATCACATTCAAAGATTAGTTTGATACCGATTGAGTATCCGTGAAGTGTTGAACAGTGGCTATGTGTGGCACGCCATTGTCTAAAACAGCATGATAAGCCTCGGTCATTGCCGTATGTTTTTGTTGAGTAAAATTTTGCCATTGTTATGTCTCCTGTTAACAATGACACGCAGAGTATTTTGAGTGGGATGAGCGTCTGAGTCCACTATTTTAATTATGTATTATACTATATTTAGAATTTATTTCCAACCCCAGTGATAGCCATTTTCACTATTATTGAGTAATTTTCTTAATGTTGATAGATGCATTTTTAATACTTTTCCTGCTTCTTTGACATTAGTAAATTGTCCATACGGAGTTGTAATCTTCTTTGCTCTTGGATTGTTTCCGCCTGCTTTTTGTTCTTTGTATAACTGGATGGTTTCTTGGCTATGTTTTCTACCATAAAAATTGTTTAATTCTTCAGTCTGTCCGTACAGAGGATTTTTCGATCCTATCATACCTTGCCAGCCTTTTGGGTTTCCATCTTTACCGTTTTCATATTTTAAATTTGCCCAGTCGGCAGATTCTACTATATTATTTTCTTTGGAAAAATTTAAAGCAAAAATCTCACATTCTTCTATATTAGAAAATTCCCATACTTGGAGTGTGGCAATATTTTTGCCATATGTTTTTAAATGTCGCTTCCAGTATTTGCCAGAGCCACTATAGATATACGGATCTTTTCTTTCAGTTTTTCCAAAATATTTTAATCCAGTTATAGTATGTTGTTTTATGTAAAGATAAATCATTGTTGCTCCTTACATATATTTAGCACACGATGCGGGATGAGCGTCTAAGGCCGCATAATATAATTATACGCTTTTATAGCGTAAGGTCAAGTTTATTGATTAGCTATTTGTCCGAATCCCAACCATGTTCCAGGACTACCAGTTGTAACACATACCCAACCTACATAGTTGTGTGCTTGCGGTTTAGTATTCCAGCAGATATCTCCAACTGAATAATTTCCTGAAGTTGGATAGCTGTCTGCATTGGTAAATTTTTTATTACCAATACTAACATCACCTGCTACACTAAAACTTAAATTTGGATCTGGATTTTGAATGTTTACACTTAAATTACCAAATACTTTAACTGGTTTAGATTGTAAACTGATATCACCAATATTAATCTGTTTATTATCCCCGTAGAACAATTCGGCAGAACCAGCATTAACTGTATATTCATTTTGTGTTGTTATTGTTGATCCTTGTATACTAATACCTGAAACATTTATATTGGCAGCTGTCAGACTGTTAAAATTGGCTTGTCCGTCAACTGTTAGACTTTGTAAAGTTCCTAACTGTGTTAGATATGAACTAGTTACACTCGAACCTAGTTGTGTTAGACTAAGAACTGTTTGCCCTTCGATGGAGTAAGTTTTGTCTGCTGCTAAATCTATTGTTTCGCTACTAGAAAACTTTGTGGGATTTGGTGTCAGTATAAATTGATGGATAGACGATGAGCTACTCCATAATAAACCTAATCCAAATAATCCTGTATCTTTAGTAGCAGAAAATTGCAATGGGTGTGTTCTATCAACTCTATTATCAGTTACTACACTGGTTGCTGTAAGAGTTCCATTTATATTCAAATCTCCGTTGATATCAACTTCACCACTATTTTTAATTAATATACGAGTTTGTTTATCTGTAACAAGAGCTAGATCGTGATTACTATTAGTTCCAAACTCAGCAAGATCATAATCTGGACTACCCAACACAATGTTTACATTGTTATCTATAATGTTAATTGCAGCTATAGGCTCATTTGTTCCCAAACCTAAACGATTAAATGTACTATTGAAATAGGCAAAATCTCCTATTTCTACATCACCCGATACATTTAATGAAACTAAAGTGCCCACACGGCTTAGACTACTAGTTTTAATAGATGGTCCCAGTGTTCCTGCACTTAACACTGGAACATTGTCAATATTATATTTTGCACCCGCTTTAAGGTCAAAATCCGCACTCGACCAAATACGTCCGCCTGTTCGATAGATTAATTGATTTTGAACTGTATCACAAGTCCAGCTGAGGCCTTTACCATTTATATCGCTTTCAGCACTTCCGACCCATTGGCCTGAATCGGATGAATTACTATTTTGTCTAATTAAATTTGCAACATTAATTGTATCAACTGTCAGGGTACCTCTAACTGTTAGGTCGTTATTGGATAAAATATCTCCCATAACACTGATATTACCGTTATGAGTTACTTCGCCGTGTGTCGTAGTCAGGGTCAGGTCGCTGATAGCAACAGTTGTGTCTTGGATATCAAATAGTTTTGCCATGGAAAATACTCTCTTATAGAGTATTTATCCATGTTTTGATAACTATTACTGTACTTTTAGCAGTAGTGTATCTTCGTTGATACGTCCGTTCATCTTAGTGTCTGTAGCGTTGATGTCGTCTAAAAACTTACGCAAGGCAACTTTACCTGCTGTTTTAAACTCTTTGAGTTTTTCTTCGGGTTTACGGACAGTCTTTTGTATACTCTTGAACTCATCAAAGCCTGTGATAGTAGTACCCTTGACTCCCAAGTCTGAAAACTCAGATGCAACATAGCGACCTAGTTTACGTGTTTTGATATTAAACACCCACAGTTCTTTTGCACCCAAAATATCTGCAGGGTTAATACTAACTAGCTTCAACGGCTCGTTAGTTTTCAAGTACTTCATCTTGCCTACTACTTTTTCAGCAGGTACAGTCTTCTTAGCACGTGGCGCACGATTAACTTTAGCTTCTTGTGCCAGCATCTCGCAAGCAGTTTTAATTTCAGTTAAGAAGGCAATAAAGTTTTTGATTTGCTTTTTACTACGATGGCTGTAACCTTCTTTCAATTGTTCGTCGGCATTACCGCTAGCAAGCTCTTCTAGTTCAGCTAAATCACGAGCATAAAACTCTTTGATGATGCGAGCATGAGCAGCCTTAGCTTGTTGGCTTTTCAACAAGTTAAGTACCTTAAATGCTTTTGGATCAAAGTTTTCCGGGTCAGTTTGAAATGACTCATACGCCTTTTCAATTTCCTCAGTCATCCCCAATGCTACTTCACGGAGACGTTCCTGGATACTCGGTGTGTAAACATCTTTCTTTGCGGCTTCTTTTTCTGCAGCCGCAACGTCCGGATCAACGTCATCTTTGCCGTCAGCAAGAACTTTTACAATCTCAGCACGGAGCCAAGCGGCAGTATCGCGTCCTTGGTTAAAATCGGCACGTTGAGTTTGCATACCCCGATTCAAACAAGCCGCGACCGCACCCATTGTGCCATTGATGCGGCTATCTTTAACTTTTTTGAACGCTTGAATATCTGCTTTAGCGCATCCAACAGTTTCCATCCATTTAACTACAACAGGTTTGTAAGTTTTAATATCGGATTCTAAACGATACCAATCCATCGCTTTCTTAAAAAAGCGATGAAAGGTATCAGCATCCCATGACTCACAACCTTCCCAAACTGGGCTAGTATCTCGAACAGCACGAGTACGATGTGCAATAACTTGCTTTTTGGTTACACGGGTTTTAGTTGCTACTTTAGCCAATTTAATACTCCTGTTAGTTAAACAATACTTATATTAT